AGTTGAACCCAACCAGGCTTGCCATCACTAGACTTACTCTTGCCAAACCAGTCACGCAGAGAAGAATCACCACTTTTTGATTCACTTACTCCTCCACCATTACCATTTCCATTACCGTTAGAACCATTACCATTTCCGTTGCCGTTACCATTTTTCTTAGTATCGTCAATAGAGTGTCCATTCTCCTTACGGAGATATCCAGCACGGCCAACCATTTTAAACCCTTTAGGGATAGGTTTACACTTTTCATCAGTGTAGCAATAGTATTGTCCCTCAGGACAGCGACCGTTCTTTTTCATTCAAAAGAGTAATTACTCATTATTATTTATCATCCATCAAGTGCCACAGTAAGACCAAGAGTCATACCAGGTAGTGACTGCCAGGAAGTTCCATCATAAAACTCAAGTTTTAATGATGTTGTATTAAAGATAATAGCACCTTGTGAGAAAGTTCCAGCATCTCTAGCAGTTGTTGTATACAATGGGGGATAGAACGCAGTAGATGCTTTAACAGTTGAAGCAGTTACAATTCCAGCATAATCAGCACTACCAGAAGATAAGATTGTTACTCCAACTCCAGGACCACTTTCATAATCATATCCAACATTTATTTGAGTTCTAGCAGTTACAATACCAATAGAATCAACATTAATTTTATTTTCAGTTCTGAGTGTTCCACCAATAGTTACATTACCATCAACATATTGATCTCCACCAACATAAAGTGCAAAATCAGTTCTGGCAGTTGTTGCAATACCAACATTCTTAGTAGTACTAACACCAATAGTATCAGAGGACCATGTTCCACCTGCACCAACTCCACCACCAAATTTAAATTTCTTTCCTGCAGGTCCATTTATATCGACCTGAAGAACCATCCCATCATATGCATTGAGATTGGTAGCAATACCAACAATATCATCAAGATATTGAAGTCTTGTCTCACCACCTCCACCAATTGATGCAAGTTGATATTGAACTCTCTCTACAAATGTTTTATAGTGTTTTTGAAGTTGATCAAGTGTTACAAAATTTTGATTAAGTGGAGTGAGTGGATCTGGATTTTTTGTACCTGGAGGATCTTCACCTAATGGAACATTAGTCTCTGATAATAATTTCTGTTCTTCTTGTAATGTTTTACTAGTTTCTCTTATATCCTCAACCAGTTTATAAAGACTCTTAATGTCAGATCTTACATGTTTAAGATCTTCATCATAGTACTTAACTTCAGGAAGTTCTGATATTTCTCCTTTTAGTTCTGTAAAATACTTGAGAAGTAATTCATCAGTTTTTACGCTAGTATAATTAATCTCCTTAAGTTCTTTTTTAATATTTTGCTTAAGAGTATTATATTCACCAAGAACTTGCTTCTTTAACTTTTTATCATCATCTTTAAATTCTTTATGATACTCCCATATTTTTAAAGAAGACGATCTCAATTCTTTCCAAATTTTATCCTTCTCTTCATCAATTCTAACATTAACTTTTTCGTCAAGACTAGTAACTTCTGTATCAACTTTTACTGAGTTTTCAAAATACTTTTTGTCAATGTCCTCAGATAACTGATTTAAATCAAAATCAATTTTTGTTTGCAGTCCATCAATAGTATCACTGACCTTTATAAAATCATCATCAATAACACTAAAGGTTTTTCCAATCCAAGAAAAATCTGGAACTTCATTTACTTCATTAACCCATTTGGGGAACTTGGGAATCTGTGATTTTACATCATCAATAGCTCCACAGATTGCTTCAATTTCTTTATCATAATACTTGACTTCTGGAAGATTAGTTACCTCTGTCTGAAGAGTATCAATTCTATCTTCAATTAAAGTAACTTGCTCATCATAATATTTGACTTCAGGTAAATCTTGAATATTTTCTTTTACAAGATCTATCTCACTACAAATTGCTTCAATATCAGAATCATATGATTTGACTTCTGGTATTTCTGATCTTACTTGATCTACAATTTCACAAAGTTTTTCTAACTCTGCATCATAATATTTGACTTCTGGAATATCTGGTATATCTTTTCTTACGTCATTGATAAGACGTACAATTTCTGTTAGATCTGTTGCCTCCTCTATTTCTTCCTCAACAGTTTCTATAACTTCTTCTTTTTCAATATATTCTTCAACAGAAGGGAGTTCCTCTGCGTTCTCTTCTGTTATAAAATCTTCGACTGACGGCAGATCATTAATGATCTCATCATCAATAGAAGGTAATTCTTCTTTAGACATTCTATTAGTAACTTTTGTACTTCGGGATTTCTCTCCCAGATTTATTTATCTTCTTCCTTAAGTCCATCTTTTAACATCTTTGCTAGATCTGCAGTTGATCCAACAAATAATGCATTGTTCACAGTTGATGGTCCTTTTGCTTGTTTCTCTTCCTCAACGTCTTTTAGTTTTTTCTGAAGATCCATCAATTTGTCAGTAGCATCAGCCACATTTTTAATTAATTGACCAGCAACTTCATATGCTCTTGGCATTTCACTTTCCTGTGCAAGTTCAAGAATACCGTTAATTGCTTCTTGTCCCTTTTCAATTATAGAATATAAATTACCTCTTGTATAGTCATAATCTTTTTTTACATCATCAACAGTATTTTTAATTTTTTCAACTTTTTTTTCTATAACTTCTGGATGAAGAAGATCATCATCAGTGTTAAAAGTTTCGTTTAGTCCGTCAAATTTTTTTGTCATAGATGCCATCAGATACCACCACTAAATCCAAAGTCATCTCCAACCTCAATCAAAGCATCATCTGCAGCATCAATCTTATGAATATCTGCTCCACCCAAATGAGTTGTAATGGTACTTCCATCTTGACCACGATTGACAGTAATTTTGTTTCCGGTAATAGATTTGATTAACATCTCCTCTCCATCAATATCAATATAAGTTCCTTTAGTTAAAGTGGAACCATCCGCAACCTCAAATGTTTTTACAGATATGGTTATATCTGCAGTAAGAGTAGTTGCTGCGTCTCCAGTGTAATTTTTGATTGCTCTTGGAGTAGAAGAGTATGAAACCAGTCTTGTTGTGTTTGAAACGTCCGTTCCAGTAAGATAACTGACAGTAGCCTTTTTGATGATATCCTTGGTTGCATTGGATGCTGGACCAAATAGATATGTTTTAGCAGTAAATCTAAATGTATAGAGAAGGACTCTTCTAGATGTATAATCCCCCTCATAATCATCTTGCATAGTAATATTTTCCAAGACGACTGGAATATCTCTTTTTTCTTTAATTGTTTCGACCAACTCTACTGATAAATTATATGCTGGTTGAAAATATGGTAAAATTTGTTCTACAATTTGAAGGGCATCATCATTTAACTTTGTCATAACAGACAGTTCAAACTGCATGTTATATGGAACTGGCATATATGATTTCTTAGTCTCAGTCCCATCATTTGAGTCTTTTACAGTAAATGTCTGAGTTGTAGATACTTTTCTTGATGGATCGTAAGTTAATCCAGTAAACTCAAATGACATCCTTGGAAGAGTAATTGCAAAGGGTTTATTGAGGTCTGGAGACTGCTCCATCCTTGCTAAAAATTTCTGGGTAGGTCCATATGCCAGAGGAACTTTTACAACGCTTACAACGTTATCTGAAGAGTCTTCATGCTTAATGCTAATATTGTTAAAGAGTGTGCCAAAAGATATAATGGTCCTCCTCAATATTTCGTTGTAAAAATATTCAAACATGTTAAAACCTACAATATCTTTATCTTAAGATATCTTTATTTAGGGCATCCCGAATGGGTTCTGCTCACTAAAGTCAATTATCTTGTCTGCTTCCGTTTCTATATTAATATTGTCCGCAAATCCATCATCAGCCGGTTGTGCATCAGCAATTCTAAGTGCATAAGATGCTTTAGAAGTTTCGCCAACTATATTTTCTCCAAGAGAAAATTCTCCAGTAACAGTTCCTACTTCAAGAACATTTGTCGTTGAATTCCATGTACGAACTCTTCCTGTGGTTCCACTTGAAGATCCAGTCACTATTTCATTAAATGCAAATGTTCCAGATCCAGTGCTTTCAGAACTTCCAACAACAATAGTTGGTGCTACAGAATATCCAAGACCAGCATTCGTAATATAGATGTTAGTTATAGTTCCAGCAGCACTAACTACAGCAGTTGCAGCAGCAGAAACTGTAGCGACTCCTGTTTTAAATATTTGATTTGTGAAACTAATTGTTGGATTTTCAATATATCCAGAACCACCTGCTGTTACTGTTACAATACCTACAACACCATCTCCAATTGTAGTTGTAGCAGCTGCCCCAACTCCGTCTCCCCCACCAGAAAATCTTACTCCAGGTGCTACAGTATATCCTGCACCAGAATTGGCAATATTAACTGCCTGAACTGATTGTAATCTTGGATTTGCGTTGAGATTGCACACATTAATACCACCAATCATGGTGGCAATACCAATTGCTGTTGTACCACCCGCTGGAGCGGACGTGACGCCCACTGTAGGGACGCTACTATACCCACCACCCCTACTAGATATGGTGAACAATCTAACGCCACCATCAAAGATAGCGGAAGTTGCTGTAGCAGTCACTCCAGCACCAACTAAAGTAAGTGTTTGTGTAGGACCTTGGATAGTATTAATACCATCATCCGTTTGTCCATCATAATCTTCACCGATTAAATTATTATCAACTTCTTCAATTCCAGTTGCAATAACTTCATCCTCCAACCGGAAGAGTTCGCAATATAATTCATATACATAAAGATCCTGTAGTTGATAATATGGTTTTGCATATTCAACATCTTTAA